CAGTTCCTCCACCGTCCCACACAGGATAAACCTTAACTCCTCCAACATCTTGTATTTTGTTAACTTCATCTTTATAGTTTTGTATATTCCCACCAAAGCTCTGTGAATTTAGGCTATCATAATATCTTTGTCTTAAACTATCTTCTGACTCTTCATCCTCTCCATTTATCAAGATTTCAGTTAGTTCAGCAGTTTCAAGACCATCTATATATTCAATAGGTATTAGTTTTCCTAACTCAAATATAGGTCCAGCAGTTTCACATTTCATTTTATATGTTTTTTCAGATATTCTCTCAATTGCAATATAATTGTATTCTCCTAGATTAAACCTAGAATCAAGTGGAATATCTATGTTAAAAACTCCTTTAGCAATTGTATTAGTGGCTGGTAAAGGTGTAATTCCTCGCTCTTTACATCTCTTCTCTAAATAGTAATAACTAGCAGTATCTACGAATGTTTGGTCTAGTAATTCATCCATAGCAATATATGTTTCTGTAAGCTCCACTGCAACTGGTGCCAAGGCATTGTATATTATAGAACCTTCTCTCTTATCAAGTGTGTTAGGTACACTATCTAACATTCTTTTAATTATATTTTCAAATGTCATTAACTCAAACAATTATACACTCACCACCTTCTCTGCTTTTATATTTCCATATTTTGTATGAACTGAAAATTTACATTGTACTTTACCCTTTATATTTTCAAACTCAAAATTATCTACATTTTCAACCCTATCATCTTGAATTAGTGCTTCTTTGATTCTTCTCTCTAACTCTGGTATTACAAAGGATATAGGCTCTCCAATAAGGTCGTTCAACTCGACTCCATAATTCCAACTATATATTAGATGTTGGTATCTCTCTGTGTTTAAAATCAAAAAGATGGTCTGTTTTAATGCTTCTACATCATCACAAATACCATCAATCTTAGACTTTTCTATATGAAGTTTAAATGTCTTACTTGGCTCTTGTCTTACATCAAAATTAATTATTGATACATCTTCAATATCATAATCTAAATTATCACTTGGTAACACTTTATCACATCCTATCTAAAATCAAGTATTGTTGCCCTCCTTGCATACGAATTAAGACTAATTTATCTCCTATTTTTTTATCTGTATATCTTTTAAATGTATCTGTTTGTATTAGAAAAATTTCACCAATAGATAGTTTTTGTTCTATCTTAACTCTTAGAGGACTAATACTTTCTATTGTTCCAAATACAACCCTCATTGGGTTGCTTGTTTCTACTGCATCCATTGCAGCTTTTTTTATTATCTGTAATAAATCTTGGCTCATATTGCCACCTCACTTATATAAATCTTCTCACATGTGTGTATGCTTTTCCTTTTCTATAAGAATTAACAGACTCTATTTTTACCACATCTCCTGTTTGTGGTGAATGAATTATTTGATTGTTTCCAATATACATTACAACATGATTACTACTTCCTCCTCCAATTCTACATAATAAGTCTCCTGCTTTCCACTTGCTTCTATCTTTTAAATCTACTGCTTTTCCTGCTTTACTTTGTGCAGAAGCAGTACGAGGAATTTTTATACCTATTTGTTTATAACACCATTGAGTAAACCCACTGCAATCAAAATTATTAGGACCTTCTGCTCCATACACATAATTACAACCCAGTTTACTTTTTGCTATACTAATTAATTTATCTTCTTTAGAGTTATTATTTGTACTACTTTGGTTATTACCTTCAACTTGATATGTTTGTTCTTCATCTCCACCTATAATTATATAGCCATTCTTTCTACCAAATTTTTTACATTCACTAGCATTAGCTAATAGTACATCTATATGATATGTTCCGTTTGTTTCAACATATATTCTTCCTCCATTATCTTTAACTGTATATACTTTGTTGTCATAGGCAGTACCAGGAAGTATAATTTTTACTTTATCTCCATATTCAAAAACTGGATGTTTCTTTAGAAAATCATCAGTATACCAAGTTTTCTTAACTCCTTCTCGATTCATTGGACCAGCAACAGTTCTTGATTTTACATCAAGTGGCTTTCCATTGCAATCTGTTTTTCCGCCTTCCATTGCATTGTTCCCTGGATAATATGCAGTAAATATAGCAGGAACTTTTTTACCTGTATTTTTTTTCGTAATACTTTGTGCAGGACCATTTTTCTTTTCATCCTTATTGTTAGTATTTCCACTTGAATATGAGCTTGAAGAATAAGAAGCAAATTCATCTCCATCAACAAGAGTCAAATCCATAAAATGACTGTTATTTTCAAAAGTATGTTTTACTTTCTCAACTAGCATATAATTTTGAAGTTTAATATCTCCTAGATTTAAAAAAACAGGTACTAAACAACCTGCTCTCACTCTAATATCTCCAAGTACATTTTTTAAACTTAATGACTTAGTTTTCTTATTATATAGTTTTAGAAGTATATCACACTTTTGTTTTATCTCTGCTTCACTCATGTTTTTGTCTACTGTATCAAACATTTGAAGTATTCCCCAACTCCTCATATGCGTTGAGTCTTGAGCAATATACACATCTCTTTTTCCTGTTTCTTCATTATCTCTCACAAGTTTAATCTTTGTGTAAGTATCACTATCTATTGATGAATTATAGTCAAAGTCTTCTATTACATCATTGTTCATAACAGTATCTAATTTCATTGATGCAACATTCTTTAATGTTATTCTTCCAAAATCATCATATAACACATACATTTCTTTTTTCTCTCTTAGAGTATCATCTAGTGCAGTTAAGACCATATCAAAGAGTGTTTTATTTTCTTCAACTCTCGATATTTTATATTTTGTATCTTCTATGACATTGTATTTTAAATTAAAATCTTTAGCCAACATCTTTACAAGTTCACTTGCTGTTTTATTACTATATACATAAGTATCTTTATTTTTAAAATATCTCAACTGGTCATAAGCAACTATTTTAATGTGATTTTCTTTATCTCTTTTCTTCTGAAATATATATCCATAAAATATGCCAATTCCCTTATAATATATCCTTACAGAATTACCTTCGCAAAACTCTAATATATCATCCATTGCTATAGTAAACTCTAACTTTGAAGGTGAACCTCTTCTTTCTATCTCCCATGTGATACCATCAATGACAGCAGGTTCGTAGAAATCTTCCCAATGTGCAATAACTAGCCTTATATCTCTATCATTCGCCAGAACTAAATCATCAGACAAGCCTCAACACCTGCCCTTTATAGATGGTATATTTAGGTACTTTTTTACCCTTGTTAGCTTTATCCATCATTGTTTTATTTAACTCATATACTTTCTTGTATAACGAACCATTACCAAGTTGCTTCTGACAAATTGACCAAAGGCTATCCCCTGCTTTTACTGTATATGTTTTAGTGTTTGTGGCATTGACTGAATCAACTCGTTTTGGCTCTATCTTTACATTAGGTCTACCAGTCTCATTTTTAGGAGGGGCAAGAACTAACTTTTTAGTTGAGTAATCTCTATATTGCTTTAACTTTATTGCAACTTTTGTATCTGAACCATTTTCTGCATCTTCTGAAATAGCATACTCTTCAAGAGATACTTTTATATTAGTGTTAAATAGTACTTTATTACCTAATTCCCTCGATACAATAAATTGAAATGGCTTACAATCAGTTTTTAATAGTTCCAGTTTACTTAAAAAGAATTGAACATCCCTAAAAGCTCCACGATAGAATGGCAACTTATTATGTGTAAATTCTGCTTCAAAACTTATTTCAGATAATCCTTCTTTTTTTAGTATGTTTACTTCTCCAGTATTTATCAAATCAACTATCTTGTTTTTATTTGTAACTTTAATCTCTAACTTTGGCGGAGGTATTGGTAATTGTACTCCATCTAAATAAAAGTCATAAGCCATTTATATCCCTCCTTTCTAAACTATTCCTTCTGCTGATACAATCATAGCATCATTCAGTTTTTCTGTTAAAACATTTACTATACCATCCACATCCGTGTCTTTACTTATATTGTTAGTATTGTTCATATCAATTTTTATGTTTACTCCTGTGAATCTGTTTATTGTTTCTTGTTCTGCAATGTCTCTTAAGTATTTAAGGTCTTCTTGACTTTTATCCATTGTTTTAGCCATTTTGGCTGTGTTTCCTGCTGTGTCTTTTACATTTTTTCCTAAATCTCCACCAAATCCACCAAGGTTGTTTAAAGGATTTTGTTTATTCCACAAATCGTCTAATCCTAATTTTTTCTTTGCATCTTCTAGCATCTTATTAATGTCAAAAGTATCTTTAAATTTATCAGTTATAGCATTTTGCCATTTAGTTCCAAGTGCATTTCCTTTTTGAAATTCTGCTCCAATATCTTTATATCCCATTCTATCCAATTTTATTTTTTCTGGTGCATCTCCTACCCATTTATTTAAACTGTCAATCTGTTGTTTGATGTAACTATTATCTGCCTTGACAGGCGTAAATGTTGCTTCTCCAACTTTCCCAATATTTACTCCAGGAATTTTGTTTAGTAAATCAATAAGCTTATTTACTCCTCTGATTGCTATATTCGCCCCAGCCACAAAAGCCTTACCAAGTGCGTTTCCTGCATTATTTACAGAATCATTTAGAGATGCCATTTTCTCGATTATAAAGATTACACCTTTTGCAATAGCTTGTTTCATAAGATATACACATTGATTCCAACCATTTGTAATGCCTTCATTTACAGCTATACAGCCATTCAGTAGCCATATCATAACATTTTGTATTGCTGCCACTGCTGCAAATACAGCACCCACAATTACTCCTAAGGCAGTTAAACTTGTACCTGCGAATTTGTTTACTGCTGCTACTGCAACAAAAACTACTACTACAAATGCTAGAATACCTAATACTACCCATGTGATTGGACAAGCTAATAAAGCTGCATTTAAACCCCAAGTGGCTATTGTTGCTGATAAAGTAGCTCCATTCGAACGCATCAGTGCTGCTGCTTGTATATTAGTCATAAGTGCTGATAGTGAAGAGGAAGCAGCGTGAGCAACATTCGCAATTACGTTACCTATTGTAGCTATTTTAGTCGCTAGCAAAACCCCTCTAAACAATATAAAAACAGAAGCTACACCAAATACAATAGGTTTTATTATACTCCAATTTTGTGCAAATATATTAACTATATTTAATGCAGTATTTACAATAGAACCTAAGCTTTTAGTTATTACTACCACACAAAATGTAAATCCTTGTACTAAGTTTGAAAAGAATTCACTATTTAAAATATTTTTTATAATATTTAATGTATCGTAAATGTTTGAAGATATTGCAATCATAACATTTCTTATAGATACAACAATTTCACTAAATCTAACGCTTTGCAATGCTCCACTTATCTTTCCTAATGTCTGACCAAATATCATATAAGCATCATTTTTCATCATAGTAAGTGCTTGACTAAAAGTTATTGGCATACTTTCGAATTTCTTTTCTATTTCAGCACTTGCTTTAAACAAAGCATTTCTCACTACATCTGCTGTAATAGCACCTGTCCGAGACAAATCTTTTAGTGCTTCTTTACCCTTACCCATAGATTCAGCTATTTTAGTAGCTAGAAGTGGTGCATTTTCCATGATAGACCTAAATTCATCACCTTGCAATTTTCCTGCTACCATAGCTTGCGTTAACTGATACATTGCTGCACTAGCTTCTGATGCTGATGTTCCTCCAATTACGAAACTCTTATTCATTAACTCTGCAAATTTTACAACTTCTGCACTACTTCCAAAAGCTTCTCCTGCAAGTATTCCTAACTTAGATACTTGTGCTGCTGTGTCTGCATAAGAAGCCCTAGCACTTTGAGCAGATAAATAAATCATCTTATTAAGTTGTTCTGTTGTCTGTAATCCATCATTCATTAAATTTAAACGTGCTTTTGTACTTGCAATTGTATCTGCTGCTTTTGTAATACTTTCTATACCTCTTATTCCAATATATATGCCAGCCAAACTTTTGAGTTTAGATACTAATAGAGAGCCTGCTTCACTTCCTTGTCTTATTTTATTATTAAAGTTTTCTTGTTCATTTGTATTTCTTCCAATTTTCTGTTCTATCCTTGTGAGAATACTTTCTATGTTATTCAAACTTTGTTGAGAAGCTTGTATATTACCTGCATTGAGTGGATTATTCAATCTGCCTTGCAATCTCTCTAAACTATTAATTGTTGTATTAATAGAATTAGTCATATTACGAAATGCTGGTGTCATTCCGTCGAAAATCTTTATTGAAGTTTGTATTGTAGCCATTTCCTCACTCTCCTTTCATAAATTTCCATATAAAAAAACACCTACATTAGTAAGTGTTTATTATATTACAAATTCAATAATTCTTTTTTCTTAGTATTAAATTCATCTTGTGTAATAGCTTCCATATCCAAAAGATTCTTATATTTTAATATCTCATCTGCTACAGATTTAGTATTTATATTGTCTGTCTCTTTAATGCTTTGTGTAATAGCAGATAATATTGATAAAATTTTATGGGCATCTTTGTAAGCTTTCTCATAAGCACTAGAATTAGTTTTTGTTTTTTTATTAATTAATTCGATATACTCAATAGGATTATCAATATTATTAATTGTTATTTTAATTTTAAATGTATCAACAACTTTTCTTGTTGTTTTTTTACCTGTTATCCCTCCAACTATAGCTCCTGCTTCTCCAAATAAAATTCCTCCCGCTAAAGCTCTTCCTATTCCTCCTTTAGTTACAGTTTCACCATTTTCAAGAAGTTCAAATTCCACGATATCTTCATAAGAATGAATGATAGGAGTTTTTTTATCGTTTATACTTTTTTTAGACACAAACCATTTTTTATTATCTTCATCAAATTCTATATAGTTTTCTATATTATTAGTTGTATTAAATATTTTTTGAAGTTCATTATTTTTTTTAGTTGATGATATAGTCTTTTCAATATCTAATTTTCTTAAAATTTTAGGTGCTTTAGTCATAGAAAGTGCATCACAATATTCTTTAAAACAAGAATTGCATATCCAACCATCTTCAATATTCAGTACTCCTATCTCAGTATTACAAATACAACATATATCTGCTTTTTTCTTTCCAAATAACCCCATAAGATTCCCCCCCAGTACAATAATTTTATAATGTAATTATACTATATAAGTAAAATTTTTACATTATTATCACCTCCTTTCAATTAAAAAAGCACTTACTTATTTAAAGTAAATGCTTCATATTTTTAAATCTATATATTATTTTTCTTTTAATATAAATTCTTGCTCTGAACCACTATATTTTAGTTTACAATCAGAAACTAGTAAATCCTTAGGAATTTCAAATGCAATATTACCTGTTACATCTAAATTAGGATTTACAGTATCCATAGTTATATATTTATTTCCTACATCAATCAATAAAGATGGAACATATTTTGAATCATCTGGTCCTATTAATGTGAATGAATTTAGCATAAAAGATTGGCTTTCCTTAGTTTGATTTTTTATTGTTAAATTTATAATACCATATTTGCCACTATCTGGAGTGTATGCTAAATAACCAGATGCTACTGATATTTCACTAGCTTTTGAAATGCTATTAACAGTTAATTTTAAATCTCCTATACTACCTTCTTCACCAATATATTTAGTTAAATCCTCTTTCTGTTTTTCAGTGCTTTCATTATTAGTACTGTTCCCTGCTATTGCTCCAACAACTCCAGAAAATAAAATAATAAGAATAAACCAAAATAGACATCCTCTTCTTCTCTTTCCTTCTCTCATAATATCCCCCTAAATTATATTTTATAAGAATATTATACTATATCTTCAAAATTTTTACATTATAATCACATCCTTTCAATTAAAAAACACCTACTATTTAAGTAAGTGTTTTATATAAATATTTATTTTTACATCCCATGTTATTCTTCAACTCTAAACCATTCTCAAAAGCTTCTGCTTCAACACATATTTAAAAACATCTCATGTTATTCTTCAACGAGCCGTATTTTGATAAAAATACAAAAGAATTTATTCAATTTAAAAACATCTCATGTTATTCTTCAACCAACTTCAAACAGTCTAATGCGCAAGCGTGGCTTTCATTTAAAAACATCTCATGTTATTCTTCAACTTGGAGATGTAGCACATACTTCGAACAGAGAAACAGTATTTAAAAACATCTCATGTTATTCTTCAACAGGCATTTACTATGTAAGCTATAAAGTAACTAATAGATTTAAAAACATCTCATGTTATTCTTCAACACAATTAAATTTTATAGAAGGTAAAAGAAGAGATAGATTTAAAAACATCTCATGTTATTCTTCAACGATAGCAGTTCAAACTTGGGCTAAACTTTTAGATGAATTTAAAAACATCTCATGTTATTCTTCAACTTATGATTTCCAAACAAGCGAAGTATTTCTAATACTATTTAAAAACATCTCATGTTATTCTTCAACCACTTAAAAATGCACATTCTTAAATAAAATAAAACAACATAACCATTGTAAATACTAACATTAATCAAATTTATCCCAAGTGTTTTTAAATTTCAGATGTTTTTACCCAATGTTTATTGGGACGGTGATAATTACTTTATTTAGTAATCATCTTTGTGAGTATCAATTCCAATTGCTTGGGATAATCTCACACTTAGGATGCGTAATCACCCTATATATTTGATACTACAATTATAGCATATTTTGGAAGATAAAGCACTTTTATGTACTTATAAGTGCTTTATCTATATTATTTATTCTCTTTCTCTTTTTTTCCTACATTCTTCTTTCACTAAACTTACAAATCTATAAAATTCATCTGGATTTTCATTTTTCATTTTTTCAAAGATACTTCCAAGTTCTCTAATAAGTTCTATTCTATCCATATCAAGTAAATTCTCATACATTGTATTAATCCCCCTCAAAACTAAACTAAAATCTAATTATTTTTATACAATATATAGTAGTTTTTCTTGTCTCCTTTGATTGAGATAGGATTATTATTTTCTTTCAACCACACTTTGACCTTTTCTGTAACCTTATTAGAATATTTTGTTACAGTACCAGTCCAATTGCCATTCGTTTCTAATACTGTTTTCATTTCATCTTCTTTAATATCAAGCTTTCTTATAATTTGCTTAACTGCCATAAATGCTGGTTTATTAGACATTGTGTAAAGTCCTAACTTTCTTGCAATTTGTTTTGTATCATAAAAATGTTCCTTTTCTTCAATTTCAAGTGGAATATCAACTCCTGCTTTTTTGAAAAATGTTTTAGCAACAAGAAATTGCATACTTTTATCAATTTTTAAATCTTCAAAAAATGGAGTTATTAATTTAATTGACTCATTTACTGCTTCTAATGTTTTTATTTCTTCTTTAACTCTAAAATAACTATTTACTAATTGTCTTTGTACTTTCCATGCTAAGTCATCTGTAAAAGATTTTACTAACATCAAATAGCCTGTTTCAGTTATTAAAGTTAATCCACGATTAGGAATTTCTAAAGTACGATTTCCGTACTTTTCAAAATCACTTGCTTTTACAAAAAAGAAATCTTCGTTCTCTATAAAATGTTTTCTATTCTCTGAGAAATTTCTCTTTGCTGTACCTTCTGTTCTTTCATGTACTTGGTCAATTTCTTTAAATGTAACTACTCTTTGATTATTAAACTCCTTGACCTGCAACTCTTGGTTGTTAATTAATACTAAATTGTTCATAAAAATACACTCCTTAATTGATTTTTTTTAAGGAATGACATATAATTATATTACATATTAGTTATATGTCATAAGGAATATTTAAACTTTGACGAGAGAGAATATTCCTTATTTTATCCCTTATTGCTTTATCTTTATAAAGATTTCTTTATCTTTATACTCTAATAATACATTATTTAGTAAATAATGTCAATACTTTTTATTTATTTTAATAAATATATCTTTACTTTAATAAATATATATAGTATTATATAAATATATAGGAGGTATTAACATGTCTATAAAATTTTTTAAACTAATTGACTTACTAAACAGAAGAGGTATAACTAAAGAAGAACTAAGACTCAAAATAGGAGCTTCTTCTACTACAATAGCCAAACTATCTTCAAATAAAAATGTTTCACTTGATGTAATTGATAAAATATGTAAAGCTTTAAACTGCCAACCAGGTGATATTATGGAATATGAAGATGATGAAAAGTTATAAGCAAAACAAAAGCACCTACTATTTAAGTAAGTGCTTTCTTTTTTCTATTTAATTTTAAGTCCACATAGTTAATATAAAACCCTTCATAGTTAATATAACAGATTTGCTATATATATTGTTTACATACCATATAGTTAATATAAAACGAATGATACATTAGAATATATATTTTGTAGTGAATGATTTACATACCACTTAGTTAATATAAAATTGACCAGTACGAATGCGAGGCTAGCAATGATAAACGACTTTACATACCACATTGTTAATATAAAAACCTTGAGTGACGCAGCAAAAGGGGCAAAGGATACAGCATTTACATACCACTTAGTTAATATAACTCCTACCTATATTATATCATTTTTTACTACATAAAGCACTTGAAACAGTAAAATATTCAAGTGCTTTATTTGTCTATTTATTTATTTTTCTCTTCTTTTTTCCTACACTCTTCTTTCACTAAACTTACAAATCTATAAAATTCATCCGGATTTTCATTTTTCATTTTTTCAAAGATATTTCCAAGTTCTTTGATAAGTTCTATTCTATCTATATCAAGTAAATTCTCATGCATTGTATTAATCCCCCCAAAACTAAACTAAATTATTTAATACAATCTTATAAATTTACTCAATCTTATAAACTACATGATAATTCTTCTTCTCACCTGCAATCTTAGTAGGTCTATTATTCTCCTCTATCCAATTTCTCACTTTATCTATTACACTCTGTGAATACTTATTAACACTTCCACTCCAACCTCTTTTACTCTCTAGTACTACTAACTTTTCATTATCTTGTATATCTAACTTCTTAATAATTTCACCTATTGCATGAAATGCAGGTTTATTAGACTTAGAATAAACATTTAACTTAGTTGCTATTTGTACAGTATCAAAGAAATGTTCCTTCTCTTCTATTTCAAGAGGTAACTCTATTCCTGCCTTTTTGTAGATAGTCTTTGCTGTAAGTAACTTTGCTTTTTCATCTATTCCAGCATTATCTAAGAATGGTGTTAGTATTTCTATAGTCTTGTTAACTGTATCTAGACTTTCTATTTCATTTGCCTTGTCTCGTAGTGCTTGAGGGTCAGCGTTATTTGTTATGTATGCACCAGTTTGTCTTATGCTTGGTAAAACTTCTCGTCTAAGCCATTTTCTAAACTGTACACCAATTGGTTTATCTGTGTATTGTAAAAATCCATACAAACCATCTTCATAAAAAATAGTTATACTTCTAGCTTTATTACTAATTATATTATTTGCGACTACATTTAAAGTAGTTACAAAATCATTAAATTCATTTCCTTTCAATACATCATACTCTTGTTCAATCTCAAAGTCTTCTGCTTTTATGCAATCCTGTATTGTTTTAGATACATCAGCATAATCGAATAATCCAACTATTTGATTAGCTATCCAACAAGATTTTTCTTTCCACATAAAAGTATAAATTTGACTTCCATTAAACTCTTTTACTATTAAATTTTCCATAACTATTACACTCCTTAATTGAATTTTTTTAAGGAATGACGTATACTATAGTTAGTGTATATAATATACGTCAATAAGGGATGTTCAATCTTTGGTCGGGGAGAACGTCTCTTATTTTTTATTCCTCTTTTTCTAACTCTTCATTAATCTTTTCTTCAAGCCAAATAGTTTTAGTCTTGTTCTGCTTTTTTAAATGTTCTTCAATTTTTTCTACTTTCTCTCTATCTAGTAGAACACTAAAAGTTTTCTTATTCTGTCGTCTCTGCTTGAAGTAATCTGCTCTACTGCTATCAGTAATAATTTTCACCTCTTTTCTGTATCGCGATAATATAATTATACATTGTATCGCGACACTTTTCAAGAGTTTTTACTAGTTTTTACTAATTTTTTCTAATTATTTCACTCAACCGACCAATTTGAGCAAAACAAAAGCACCTACATATTTGTAAGTGCTTTCTTTGTTTATTTAGTTTTTCTCCACATAGTTAATCTATAACACAATTATTAATTGTTTTATTAGTGAAATCACAGCAATTTACATTCCATATAGTTAATCTAAAACCAGATTTTAAACCTCCTTTTGATGTTCCTGTTTCTGAATTTACATTCCATATAGTTAATCTAAAACTCAAACAATGCCATGGAGGGTGGATACTATCAAGCTAATTTACATTCCATATAGTTAATCTAAAACAGTTGTGGAATGATTTTAGTAATACAAATTCGTTTGGATTTACATTCCATATAGTTAATCTAAAACATGCAACTTATAGTTATGGAGAAGAAGCTATATTTAATTTACATTCCATATAGTTAATCTAAAACCCCAAAATAAACTTAGCATTTCCAATACCTACACATACGCATCTCTCTCAAATTTGCAGTGAACCATGAGTAGTGCAATTGATAACATTTATCACACACCCTCAATGCCTTGTATTTCAAGTGTTAGACCATATTTTGTAACAAATATCGCTCACTGCAAAACTATTTATATTTTTATTATATCATAAAAATATTATTTTTGAATATCTGTACCAATTTGTGGTATAATAAAAGCAAGGAAATAAT